AATGGCGAAGATCCACGTCGACGGCTTGCTCGACCCCCGGAAATTCCCTGCCGTTTGCCACACTACCATCATCGTATCGTCCAGCACCTCTTCCACGAGTTGCGGGCGCTGCAGCATGGTGATCAGGAACCGGCCCAGCCGAGGCTGGTAGATGCGGTAGAGCGTTTCGAACGCTTCCAGGTCCTGAGTCCCGATACGGGCAAGCAACTCCCTTTCGTCGGGGGTGCCCGGCCGTGCGTCTTCGGTGCGGGGGCGGCTTGCCGCCCGGGACCAGATCACTTGCGGACTCTCCCCACTGGCATGGGTGTCTCCTGCCGCCGGAAAGGTTCACGGCGTTGAGGGAGCTATTGTAGCGAGGTGTTGATTGGAGGGGAAATTGCGGCGGTCGAAATGGGCAATTTCCCTGTTCGGCGGGAATTTACAGGGAAATCGTCGAACGCGGGCGCGGACATGCTTCCGGTAGTTTCGCTCGTCAGCAAATTCCTGGTTGTTCTGGACTGAGGCGATGTGGAGTGCGTCGCGCCGGTTCGACCTCACGGGAGCGCACATCGCGCTAATCGCGCATCGAAGCGCCTGGATAGAGTCTGGGTTAGTACATCCAATAGCTATCTTCCTCCGATATCCAGGGCATAATCGGGCGGATCTTTGGGCGGTTGCGGATCCACGCGAGGAGCTGACTCAGCGCGTCGGCCTGATCGTCGTGTTTGCCACCCGGAAAGGCGAGGATCTCGCGCTCGAACTCGGCCAGCCAAGGCGCCTCGTGCGGAACAACGAGACGACCGGCCTCGATCATCGCGCAGCCCGCCGACATGCGGGTGATTTTGTCCCCCTCCGGCTTGCATGCGATCGGCGGCGGTACGCCATGAATGGGACTATGCTCCAGGGTCTGGATGAGCTGCTGACCGCTGGCTGCATCCTCCACCAGCAACACGTCGGGGCTGAAGCGTTCTGCCTGGAGCTGGACGTGCCGGAGGAGCTCGGGGAACTCCAGCTTTTGCCGATGCACGTTCAGCACGTAGATCACGTCTTTGCGGATGCGCACGGTAATGCACACGCTGAAGTCGTTCAGGACGCCGTCCTTGGATGCCGTGTCCCAGCTCTGCACGATCTGGTCTCCCGCCACTTGCTTCGGCTCAGTGTCGTACCGTTGGAGCCAGGCGCTCTTGACCAGTGTCCCATCCGCCGGGACGGGTGCCTGCTGGTACTGAGCGGAAAACACATGGGAGCCGAGCTCGCTCTTGATCTGCATGAGCGTCTCGAGCGGCTCCCGCTCCGGATGAAGCACGTCGTCGGGCTTGCGGTGGTGGACGCCCCCGTCGCCGAGCTGCAGGACCTGTTCTTCCTCGGCGATTGCGGGAAGGTTGAGGTGCTCCCACCCGCCTTGGCCAAGGAAGTGGCCGGCGAGGTCGTTCTCGTGGAGCCGCTGCATGACCAGAATGATCGCCCCCGTCCGCTTGTCATTCAGCCGCGAGAACAGAGTTGACGTAGTCCACTCGATCGCCTGCTTGCGGATCGCCTCGGACATCGCATCGTCAGCCTTGATCGGGTCATCGATGATGATGACATCCGCGCCCCGGCCGGTCAGCGTTCCGCCGACGGACGTGGCAAAGCGGCCTCCGCCAAGAGTGGTCTCCAGCTCGGTTTCGGTTGCTCTGCTCAGGACCGTTCCTGGGAACACCTCTTTGTACCAGTCCGACTGCATCACCTGGCGGCAGTCGCGAGCGAGCTTGGCGGCAAGCTCATTGTTGTAACTGAGGCAGATGAATCGCTTTTCTGGTGTCTGGCCAAGCTGCCACGCCACCCACGCGACCGAAATGGTAATCGACTTGAGGTGACGCGGCGGCATGGTGACGATCAGGCGTCGTGAATGCCCGTGCGAAATGCGTTCGAGCTGAAACCCAATGGCGTTGAGGTGCCAGCCGAAGCGGAAGGAGTCGCCCGGGCTCAGCTCCCCAAAGGTCTTGCGGAGAAATGATGGGAAGTCACTCCGAAGAAGCGCTTCAACCACCCCCTTACGCTCGATCGGCCAGTTCATTGATCGTCTGACTTTGAATGCCGCTCCAGAAACGCGCCCAGGATCTCTTCGTCAGTCGAAGACAGCTGCGGATCGTCCGTGGAGTCTTCTTCCCCGCCCAACAGACGGATCGACAGCTCGATCACCTTCGCCGCCGCGCGGATGTCGCCACTCATCGCCTTGTTGATCAGCGCCTTTAGCGTGATCTGCTGCTTCGAGAATTCCCGGCGCTCGCCACGTTCCATCACCGGAATGGTTTCGCCAAGCTCCTCACGCAGATCTGTCTTGAGATTGCGCGCGCGCTTGGGTCGGCCAGCGTCATTTCCCGACTGCCCCCTGGCGAAGCGCGTGTGCACCGGCGGCTTCTTATAGCCGACGGCATATTCGCGCTTTTTCTCCTCATCGTTCATCGCGCTGCCTCCCGTTCTCCGGGGGTGCAGCGTTTACGATTTCAGGGCCCTCGTGCCGTTCCGGCAGCAGTCTGAGCAGATGACCAAAATAGCGAAAATCCCTGGTGTGCATTCGAACCTCCGAGGCGCAAATCCGTCCGCAAGAGCGCAACGCGCTCTCGTTCATGGAGAGGGCCGTAGCCCTCCAGACTTCATAGCTACCTGGGTCGATATGGCCGCTTGCGCGGCACCCTGACCCCCAGATGGTCTCGCACTAGGGCGACACATTAATGATTCATCGAAGCGCAAAGTGCAAGAGGCGGAGTACGGCCGAACCGCGGCTGCTTACTCGCCTCGGTTCGAGAGCCACGGGCCGTGAATGACCAAGCATTTATGCGGAACATCGTCCGGACCACCATTCATCAGGTCAGCATATTTTTGGACGGCATTGAGGTAATGCGCGTAGCTCGCTTCGAAGTAGGTCATTGAAGCTGCGTGGAATTCATGAATGTCGCCATAGCCGGACGTGGGCTGGACGAGCCCATCGTCAAGAGCTTCGCGCAGGCCCTTTCTAAGGAACCTGATCAGAGCGCACTTACCGGTGCCGCCGCTACCGGCCATGAGGCCGATCAGGGCGCAGTGAACCGCTTTGGGCGGATTGAGTGAGTCCCACATGTGGTTGACCGCCTCAAACAGCGCCGCCTCTCCGCGCCAGATATAGGCTTCGAGAAAGCCGCGCCGGCCCCCATCGCAGACGAGTGAATAGGCGCTGGGGGGTGGCGGCTCGGGATCCTCCTCGGCCAGCCAGGCGTCAAACTCCTCGTCCGTCATCCCCAGGTAATTGACCGGGGCGGTGGGCGTTCCCGGGCGATTTTCCGACTCGCTGCTCATGACGCTGAGTATAGCTCATCTATCGTCAGAGAAAAAACATTCGCATTCCGTTCAAGTCAGAGCAATCGTGATCATCCGTAGAGTTACACTGGCGAGTCGCTGCAATGGCATCAAAGCAAGACTGGGAGATATTCACAGCTTATATTCTGCTGCTGTCGTCAACAGCTCGTGTGATGATTGAAGATATCGACGTTTTTCTACTGGAAGGACAATATGATTTCCACCGGCTCCGTCAGTTGCAAGAGGTCAAACGCAGGCTCGCACCCTATGCGACCATCCAGGACCGCAATCGCCAATTGCAGGGCTCGAGCCAATTTGCAGTGACAGAAGAGGAATAGAGGTGAACGCGATTGCATGGCCTTCATTGGCGGCCTTTGAAGCGTCGAAGAGCGACCACGACGCGCGCCGGCGCTTCATCGGTGGCAGCGACGCCAACCTGATCCTGTCGGGCGACAGCGGCAAGGTGCGCCAGCTATGGCTCGAAAAACGCGGCGAAGCCGAGCCTGAGGACCTCTCAAACACGCTGCCCGTGATGCTCGGCTGCTGGTCGGAGCCGTTCAACCGGATGTGGTACGAGAAGCTGACCGGTGATCCGGTCACCCTGATCGGCCGCACGGCCTTCTGTTCCGACTACGCCTGGCGCAGCTGCACGCTCGATGGCTTTGTCCAGCGTTGCGAAGCGATCTTCGAAGCCAAGCACACCAACGCCTTTACGACCTCCGAGCAGGTGCTTGAGCGCTACATGCCGCAGCTCCAGCACAACATGTCCGTGACCGGCGCTCCACGAGCGGTGCTGTCGGTGATCTACGGCAATCACAAATACGAAATCATCGAGCTCGCCAGCGACTGGCTTTACCAGCTCGAGCTGCTCGATGCCGAGCAGCAGTTCTGGGACTGTGTCGTGAGCGGCCAGGAGCCGGTCGCAGTCGAGCCGCCCGTTCCGCCGCGGCCAATTGGCACCCGCGAGGTCAGTTTCGAGGGTAATAACGCGTGGGCTTCGGCGGCGGTCGACTGGCTCGATCATCGGGACGCGGCCAAGCGGCATGCCGCCGCCGCCGGATTGATCAAAAGCCTGATCGAGGACGATGTCACGCGCGCATTCGGGCATCGCATCGAAGCCAAGCGCAGCAAGTCGGGCGCGATCACCATCCGTGAGCTCGCCTGATGGCCGCGCCGTCGGTCTATGGCGCAATCAACGCGATCACCGCCGAGCTCGCGGGCTCGGGCATTCCCAAAGCGCACACCAATGAAGTGGGGCAGTATCAATACCGGTCGATCGACGATGTCCTCAATCGCCTCGCGCCGCTGCTCGCGAAACACCGCTTGTGCGTGCTGCCGCGGATTATCGAGCGGGAGGTGGTCGAGCGCGTCGGCGTGAACCAGGAATTGCTGATCGCCGTCGCAGTGCGAGCCGAATTCATGCTGGTCAGTGTCGACGACGGCTCGAGCCACGCGGTCGGAGCCTGGGGCGAAGCGCTCGACGGCGGAGACAAGGCGACGGCCAAGGCGATCTCGGCGGCATACAAATCGGCGATGATCCAGGCGTTTTGCATTCCGGTCGCACAAGCCGAGGACGCGGACGCCGATACAAAACGGCTCTCCGAACGGACTCACGCCCCCGAGCCCGTCCAGGGCTGGCAGCAGTGGGCGCGCGATATCGCCGATATCATCGGCGTGTGCGAGAGTGAGCAGGCCATTGACACGGTCCAGGATCGCAACCGCGCACTGCTCAAGGCGATCAGCCGGGAACAGCCGGACGAATATGCCGGTCTTGGGGAGGTGTTCAGCGCTCGGAGGGAGGCTCTCCGGCAGCGACGGCCAATCCCTCAGGCTCCGCGAGCAAAGCGCGGATCGGCCAAGCCGAAAAAGCGTCAGACTGAGGCGTCGGAACCGGTTGATGGCTAGGCTGGTGCTTCCGAACAGAATTGCTCGCCTGCCCAAGGTCCGCGCATCCCGTAACTGCCCTGCGCATCGCGCCTGGGTCCGGCGCCACCACTGCTGCGTTGAAGGGTGCAAGCGGCTGCCGATCGAATGCGCTCACGTTCGACGGGGCACCGATGGGGGTGCGGGCCTCAAGCCTTCGGATAAGTGGGTGATCAGCCTATGCCGGCATCACCATTTGGAGCAGCATACGATTGGCGAACTCGCGTTTCAGGACAGACACGACCTCAACTTAGCTGACCTCGCTCGCGAGTTCGTGCGGCGTTCGCCCCATGCGAAGAAGCTAAATGACGAGTGAAACGTGCGCGACGAGGTGCATGTCCGCATCCGTGCCTGTTGAGGAGGCACGATGCAGACCGAAAGCTTGCGGCCCGACAATAAAAACGACGGCGACTCCGGAGGTGACGAGCGCGCCGCTGAAGCACATCTGAAGCGACAATTTAGCAGGCGCTGACATCAGCGACGACCGGGAAATGATCGGAGAGGACCTGACCTCCCCGACCGTGCCTTGTGAGCACCGCATATCGCTCCACTTCGATTCCCGGATCCACGAGCACGAAATCGATCCGCCATTTTCCTTCGTACGTGCCTGCGGGACCCGATGGCTTGGACTTCGAAATCGGGCGAGCGTCCCGCAAGCCGACCGCGGGA